ACATCACGTGATAGGTAATTTTATTGCGTAAACGGGGAGAATTTTGTAAGATTGTTGCGCGAGGCGCTAAGCCGTTGAAAAGGCTGGGATATTGTTATAGGTGTGACATATTTGCAACACTGCAACACCGGTCTGTTGCATAAATGTCACAAGGGGGCTGGGGTGTTGCAGGGATGCCACAGTGTTGCACGTGAAACACAATAACCCTATCGGATATGGGGCTTTATGAATTGTGGGAATTGTCACGGAAAGCACACTAGATCGGATGCAATCTAGGCGCGAGTAACCAAAGCAATCGCCCCAAAACGGCGCGGCAGATCGCCCGTGATCCGCGCGAGACCCCACCCCAAAACCACCCTGCTTCGCTAAATATTAATATGCCACCCTCCCATATCGACCAAAAACTAGGGGTCTCTAAACTATGGTCCATAGAAAAACCCCCCTTTGTTTTTTTTGGGCAATGGGGGGTATCTATATTACAAAATATTTCAAGGGGGCTGTTAACGGGGAGTCTATGGAGATGCTATGTAGGTTATCTCTATAGTAGTGGCTATGGAGATATTCTTTTATAGATATCTTTAAGAGATATATCTCTAATAGATATCTCTAATAGATATCTCTAATAGATATCCTTAAAGATATCTTTAATGATACTATAGCCACCGGCTGAGGACGATAGTGTACCATATTTTCTTGTCTTTGTAAAGGGGTCCATGATAAAATTTCTGAAAGGTAAGCGAAGGAGAAAGATGGAAGAAGATAGCAAAAAGACTACTGGCACTCTTGATCCTGTTTCTTTGTCTTCCGATCAAGAGGACTCACCAGAACTACGTAGAGAGCGCAAGCTTGTAAAACTTCGTGAGAACATGCGAAAGGCGCGTGCTGCACGAGACGCCAACAAGATCAAGCGTCAGCAGGCAAAGAGGCAGCTACAGGCCCAAAAGGAAGAGGAAAGGCTCCGTCGAGAGCAGCTTGAGAGGGAGGAGGCCCTTCAAAGGGCTTCTAAGGAGGCCTCAGAGGGCCTTCCGGAGAGTGAAGAGGATCGGGCTGCGGTGGTAATGGCCTATGGGTCCCTTTCGGTGTCCCTGCGCCAACTGGTGGACAAAGAAGCACGTCGCAGCTTCATAGTGTTCATTCGAAAGATGGCTCCTAAGTTGGTTGATGGCTTCAAGATGGGTAGACACATCGAAGTCATTGCCGACGAGTTGCAGAATGTGGTGGATGGAAAGACAAAGCGGTTGATGGTCTTCCTGCCGCCCCGATCCAGCAAGTCAGTCATCTGCTCAAAGCTTTTTCCTGCATGGTACATTGGTAGAAATCCAAAGCACGAGATCATGACCATCAGTCACTCGGACCAGTTAGCCAGTGACTTTGGTCGGTCGGTAAGAGATATTGTTGGACACGCTGAGTTTAGTTCTATTTTTACCGAAGTTGATCTTAGACAGGACGTAAGGGCCTCCGGAAAATGGATGACTAACAAGAATGGTTCATACTATGCTGCTGGTGTCCGTAGCCAGATTGCGGGTCGCGGTGCCCACATTGCCATATTGGACGATGCCATGTCTGAAGAAGATGCCATCTCTCCTGCTGGTAGAAAATACATTAAAGAATGGTGGCCTTCGGGCTTGCGTACACGCTTGATGCCCAATGGCTCAATCATCATCATTAATACTCGCTACCATCATGATGATCTCTGTGGCTGGCTTCTTAGGCAGGAAGAAAAGATGGACATTCCATTTTCGAAAAGATGGAACGTCATCAAGATTCCTGCATGGCTAGACCGCCACTCGTCAAAACTTCTCGGTCTTCCGGAGGGATCAAGCTACTTTCCGGAATGGAAGCCAAAAGAAGTATTGGAGCTTGATGAAGAGGAGATTCGAGCAACCAATGGTAGCAGGTACTGGGAAAGCCTGTACATGCAGAATCCCACTTCGGATGAGGGCGGGATCATCAAGAAGTCTTGGCTCAACTGGTGGGAGGCACCTGAGCCACCACGCTGCGACTTCATCATCCAGACCTACGACACTGCATTCTCCACAAAGACGACGGCAGACAACAGCGTCATTCAGACTTGGGGAATCTTTAATTCATTGGACACAAGCGAGTTGAATGGCGTGGAAAGGGTTGTCACCAACCTAATTCTATTAGGTAACGTGAAGGGAAAATACGAGTATCCGGATCTGCGAAGGATGGCTGCTAGCGAGTATCGGAAACATCGTCCGGATGTCTGCATTGTCGAAAAGAAGGCAAGTGGCCAGTCATTGATTCAGGATATGCGTAAGTCCGGACTGCCAGTATTGGAATACACGCCCGACAAGGACAAGCAGTCACGAGTCTATTCCGCGTCTCCAATGTTTGAGGCTGGGCGAGTATGGCTGCCAAAGGATCGAGTATGGGCAATTGATCTGTCGGATGAGTTGCTTTCTTTTCCATATGCACAGCACGATGACCAAGTCGATGCATGTGTGATGGCAGTTCATTATGTAAAGGAAAGCTGGCGTCTCCTGCATCCGGAAGACCGTAACTGGGAAGATGAAGCAAATAGTCGAAAGCCAAAGCGCGTTGCATACTGGCGAGTTTGATGATATTCTTCCTTGATTGAAATGAGTGCATTGTCCGATATTCTGGGAATGGTTGTAAAGGCTCTTCCAAAGAAGACTGCACCAAAGACCGGCTTGAGGTTTTTGGAAGATGCAGTCGAGAATGTCCTTGTAAGGGAAGGTGATGAAGCTGCCTCAAGAGTTCTCCAGCAAGAAGGCAGGAGAATTGCTCGACAAGTCGAAGAGGGTTTAGATGTAATTCCAAAGAAGCTTGAGTATCCACAACCAAAGCAGGACTGGTGGCAGGATGAACTGGCTGAAAAGGGAACTGTTACACTGTATCATGGTGCCGACGAAAGCAGGCTAAAGAGTATCTTTCAAAAGGGTCTTCTACCAGATGAACGCGGCAAGACGTTCCTTACCCCAGATGCAGATACTGGTTTTGGCTATGCATCAATGACTGGCGGAGAAAAAACTTTCAGGAAAGCTGGTGCAAAGGCACGATACAATCCGAAAGAGAATCGTGCAGTTCTTCATTTTGAGATTCCAAAGGACTATCTAGAAAAGTATCTTTCTCCAAACCAGACAAGTAAGATGAGTATGGAAAAACTGTTCTCTCCAGAAGCTCAAAAGTCCTTTCAACCATATGACTTCAAGAACAACCAGCCATACTATTCACTGACTGAACTGAGTTTTGATGGTCCGATCCCGGCAGAATTTATTGTCGGATATTCAAAGAAGCCAATGATCAAGAAGGGCGCTGTAAAAAAGGAAACTGGTGGTTCATTGGTCAGCAGGAATCCATATTCAACTACATCTAGAAAACGTGGGCGCGGCTAGCGTCACTTAAAGAATGGGTAAATAGAATCATGCCACATGTAGAACGCAATCCATTTGATCCAATTGAAAAGGAAGAGCCGGAGATCGAAGTCGAGCAGACTGATCTTGCTGGCAATGAGACTTCAATCGAGATCGATCCGGTAAGTGGCGAAGTCACTGTCGAGTTCTCGTCTTCTACCGAAAAGAAAGATGAAGATGAAGTTGAAGAGGATGGTGAAGACTTCTATCGCAACCTCTGTGAAGAACTGGACGAAAGCGTTCTAAGCGATATCTCAAATACTGTCTTTGACAATCTTGAGGCAGACAAGCAGTCTCGTGCCGATTGGGAAAGCATGTTTGAAAAGGGCTTTGATCTTTTGGGCTTAAAGCTTGAGGAGACATCCGAGCCATTTGAGGGTGCCTGCACGGCAGTACATCCGGTGCTAATCGAGTCGGCAGTCAAGTTCCAGTCAAAGGCTACTCAAGAACTGTTTCCTCCTTCTGGCCCCATTCGTACTAAAATTCTTGGTACATTCACAGACCAGAAGGAACGTCAGGCCAATCGCATCAAGCAGTTCATGAACTACCAAGTAACTGAACTGATGCCCGAATACTTCGATGAAATGGAACGAATGCTGTTTCATCTGCCGCTTATTGGTTCTGCATTCAAGAAGATCTACTTCGATGAATCACTGAATCGCCCAGTATCGGAGTTTGTGCCAATTGATCAGTTCTATGTGTCCTACTACGCAACGGATCTTCGCCGTGCCAGCAGGTATACCCATATCATATACTACAGCCCAATTGAAATGCAGCGGGCTGTTTCTTCTGGCCTATACAAGGAGGTGTCGCTGTCTGATGCCACGATTCCAAAGCAATCCGGTATCAGCCAGAAGATCAACTCGATTATGGGCATGTCTCCTGCTAGCATGAACAATGATCCACAGTACACGCTTTATGAGCAGCACTGTTACCTAGAGCTTCCATTTGACAAGATGCCGGTACCGTACATCGTGACGGTGGAGGAGGAAAGCCGAAAGGTCTTGTCCGTTCGCCGCAACTATGCAAAGGAAGACAAACGAAGGGAAAAAAAGGTCTACTTCACGCATTATAAGTTCGTGCCGGGCTTCGGTTTCTACGGCTTGGGCCTGATTCATTTTCTCGGTAACCTAACCATGACTGCAACGGCTGCAATGCGTAGCCTTGTCGATGCTGGTCAGTTTGCCAACCTTCAAGGTGGTTTCAAGGCAAAGGGTGTTCGCATCGTTGGTGCAAACGATCCTATTGCGCCCGGTGAATGGAAAGAAGTCGAGGCAGTAGGCAATGATCTTTCTAAGATGATCATTCCACTTCCTTACAAGGAGCCATCACAGACACTGTTCCAGATGCTTCAGTTTATCAGTGTCGCTGCCCAGAAATTTGCGGATTCCACTGAGAAGGTCATTTCTGACTCGGGCAACTATGGTCCTGTTGGCACGACGATGGCCTTGCTGGAAGCCTCAAGCAAGTTCTTCAGTGCAATCCACAAGCGCCTTCACAAGTCTCAGAAGGAAGAATTTAAGCTTCTTGCACGAATCAACTACGAGTACCTGCCGGAAGAGCAGGAGATGGATATTCCGGAAGAGACTCTCATCATCTTCAAGCAGGATTTTGATGGCAGGATCGATGTCCTTCCGGTGTCTGATCCGAATATTCCATCAAATGCACACCGCATGATGATGGCACAGATGGCAATGCAGCTAGCCCAGTCGTCTCCCCCCGGCATGTTTGATATGGAGGTCCTCAATCGCACAATCCTGCAATCTGCCAACATGCCAAACATCGACAAGATCATGCCACAAAAGATCGAGCCTGTTGCCCTAGATCCAGTTTCGGATATTGCAGCCGCAGTCAAGGGTCTTCCAATTCGTGCATTTATTGGCCAGAATCATGATGCCCATGTACAGGCAAAGATGATGTACCTTCAGGATCCAATGAATGGTGGTAGCCCGATCATGCAGCGAGTGGCTCCACTTATTCAGGCAAATATCCAAGAGCACATGATCATGAAGTACCAAGAGCAGGTCAATGGCGTTGCTCGCCAGATGATGACTGCTAAACAACAGACTGGTCAGCAGACTGGCCAGAATCTTGATGTAAACGATCCAAAAATCATCGAAATGGTCATGGCCCAAGCTGCACAGCAGGTCATGCAGGCTAACCAAGCTATGGCCCAGCAGCAGCAGGCTGCAAGCCCAGAAGCGCAGATGGTCCAGCTAGAAGCACAGCGTCTCCAGATCGAGCAGGACAAGGTTCAGGCCCAGCTAGCAAAAGAGAGCGTTGATGCAGCGATGCGTAATCGGGAACTTGATCTCAAGGAAGCCGAGATGCGTATCGACATGATGAAGGAAGGCATCAAGACCACGACTCTGGTCAACGAAAAGGAAAAGGATCGCAGTGCAAAGAAGGCTATTGTTGCTCTCCAAGCCATCATGGATCTTGCCCAGACACAGCAGGGCATTGAAAAGGAAAAGGCACTGAAGGCTGCTGATATCCTGACAAGCATGGCAAAGGGTCAGCAGCGCTAGTAATCCAACTGCAAGATGGTTATCTACGATGAGATGGCAGTCTCTCTGAATAGGGAGATTGACAAGCTGACTAAAGTTCTTGTCTCCGGACAAGCTTCGGATTATGCTTTCTATCGAGAAATAGTTGGCAGGATCGAAGGTATTGAAAGTGCCAAGCAGATCCTGCACGACATTCTCAAGGCCCGTCTTCACAGCGATGAAGACGATTAAAATGGAAAACAAGAATAACAAGAATAAAGGGAGCGAGTTGAATGTTTCAGGTTCAGATGGATAAGTCCATCGCCAACGATGAGTGGATCAGCGATGAGGATGTAAAGCTGGCAGTAAAGGATCTTCCACATCTACCAGCATATCATGTCGTTGTTCGTCCAGTATCGATCAGGGCAAAGACAAAGGGTGGTGTATTTCTGCCAGACAAGGTCAAGGATGACGTAGCCTATCTGACTACTGTAGGCAAGGTTCTGAAGGTTGGTGACATGGCCTATAATGACAAGGACAAGTTTCCCAATGGTCCTTGGTGCAAGGTTGGTGACTATGTCTGCTATGCCAAGCTTACTGGCCAGAAGTTCGTGTTTAAGGGTGTAAAGCTTCTCTTGATCTATGACGATCAGGTCATCATGAGAATCGACAATCCAAAGGATCTTGATACTACATACAATCTTTCCAATTAATTTGTATACACAAATATGCTGTGCTAACATACAAGTCCTTTCAACGTAACCGTTAGTTTCGTAACTAGCGATAAAAGGGAATAAAATGCAGGTAACAGAACGTTCTCCATCAGAGGGAGCAAACAAGATCGATACTGGTTGGTCTACCGTTGATTTGAATCAGGGAAACGGTGCTACAAAGGTAGAGTTTGAAATCGAACCAGCAGACCAGCAGAAGGCTTCGGCAACATCGAATGCAACGGAAAAGGAAGTTGTTTCGCCTGAAAAGAAGTCTTCGGTCGTTCAGCCATCAAGCAATCTTGAAGATTCCGAAGGCGGCAGAAAGGCAACAGAAACCTCAAATGAAGAGCTGCCTAAAGAACTGGATGGCATTGAGACTCGTGGCGCTCAGAAGCGTATTCGCCAACTTATCAAGCAACGTAAGGAACGTGATGAGCAGATCGAAAAGCTTCGTGAAGAGGTTCAGTCACTAAGGGTATATTCGCAGAATCGCGACAAGGAACTTGCATCGTCTATCAAGACGACGATTGACACAACCGAAAGCCAGCTAAAGGCTCGCATCTCATCTGCAAAGGAGCTATTCAAAAGAGCAGC